TACCATTACTGCCCTGGTAGTTAATCGGGTTTCTGTATTCAATTCCTGACCGATATTGGATAGGCACAATTTATTTTCCCCGTGGGTACAGTTGTCCCGTGGAGGGGCGTACGGCCCCACCTGTTCTGATTCCAACATCTATAGTGCGCACCAGCTTAGGCATCTTAGTTGCCCGATCACAGCCAGTTACTAGGTTAGCCATTATTCGTACCTCATGGCAAGACTATGCGCTGTTGTATTACCATTCAAAGCTAGTGTTCCTGCCGGAGTGGTTGCACCGAGCGTTACGAAGTTATGATTTGTACCATAAAGGCTGACTGTAATAATTGCCCCAGCCGACGATATGTCGCCTGTAAAGTATACCAAGGCTCCCAAATCGGGATTTGCGGCATAGCCTAAGTTCGGATATATAGGAAATAGTCCTACGTTACTGCCATAGGACGCCGCTCCAGAAGAGGGCAGTGCGCACATAGGGCTAGTCATCGGGGTAGCTGGGTAGGCAGCTCCTGTCACAGGTAAGTACTGTTGGGTTACAACGGCAACAGGACTCGAACCAGAACTTGAGCCAAAGATAACTATGTTGATACCCGCACTCGTTTTTACCCCTGTATCATCTTTAACGCGTTCAATATAAAAAGCCCAAGCGGTGTTAGTATTACCTACGAACATGGCTACGCTAACGTGGCCGCCATCACTGCTTACAAAGCAGTTATATGAAGTTCCTGAGCTGCTGCTACAGCCAAAGGTCCCTGCTGTTGATTGCGTGCCAGTAAGAGTCCCTGCATTGTTAGACCCCTGCCCGACTTGCAAAATAATGCCAGGTATTGTAGTGCCACCCACACCTCCGATATTTCCATAGTTTACTTTGAAATAAACTGGACACGCGGTTTGTAAAGCGCCATCATTAAACCGCCATATTTCATAGTCGGTTATTGTAGAAGGGGTTGCGGGTTTGGATACAGTTGCCCAGTTGACCTGTGAGGCGTCTGTGTCTTTTACCAACCCCAGCGACGCAAAGGCGGCAGATAAAGCTTCCCCCCAGGCTCTATAGTCTGCATCTGTGTTATTGATTGGTGCTGCTGCGAATGTATTAGTTGTTGCCATATTAGCCCTCGAATGGAACCGTGGTTAGTGTTACGGTTATTGTTTCGGTCGATGTGTCCTCGTTGACAATAGTAATAGGCAGGCTCACCGGACTGCTGCCGTCAGAACTGAACAAAATCAAAGGCGGCGAAAGTACAATCGTCAGAGCGCTCCCGGAGGTCAAAACATCCAGCAAAACTCCGCTGCCTGCTGTCGGGTCTATTGTCACTAACCTTGCAGAATCTGCACTCTGCGCTGCCGCTGACGCATAGATACGAACCCACGCGGGATGATCGGTTTGTATGACCAGGGCAATCGTGCCTTTTCCCAGGGGCGCGGTTTGGGTCGCATCTGCAGCACCCGTTGCTAGGGAAGACGATGTAACAGCCGTCGTTGCCCGAATGAAGCTGCCATTCTTGCTTTTATAGTCGAGACTCCCTGTAACAGCCGAACCGTCTATTCCTACCTTTGTTTCCAGAGCCGTGATCGCATCGTTCTCATTGGCGTGCTGAACATCGTGGTCCAGTGCCGGAGACGCATTCATTGCGTCGGTCGGCCCCGGATTTGTGAAACTATCAAGGCTCGTTGGAAAGTTCGTACTCATAAGTTAGCAATACTCCCAAGGTCTCCAATTGCCGCGATCATCGACAGCAATGATAAGTCCGGGTCCGGGGCCTTTCAGCCCGCCGACCTTCCAGCCCACAAGCTGAAGCACGGTCGTATGCGTGTTCGTGATCTCCCGGTCGAGATTAAAGACCTGCGACCCCCAGGTGTGTGTCACCTTGCGGGCGTAGATGATGGTGGAGTCCGGGACATACTCACCCTCATACATCAGGTCGATCTCCTCTCCGGCTCTGAATATCTTGCCGGTCGCTTTGTCCAGCGTATACGTTGGCAGCTCAGTTGTGTGCCGAGGCACGAGGCTGATCTGTGTCACCCGGTCGAGGTCAATCTGGTTTGAGTTTGTCTCAAGCTCTTCCCCAGGGTTCTCCGGGTCGGCTGTGAACTGTCCCAGGGCCGAGCCGTCATTATACATAACTTGCCAGGCGTAGAGCAGGATGGGAGTGACACCAGGGATGGGGCTATCCTGGGAGGCCAGGTATTCACTCAGCAGTTGCAGCCCGCGTTCGCTGAATGTAGCCTGACTCTGAAACACTGCAGGTTTCCAGCTATTGAACTTGACCTTGCCATCTACCAGTTCGACATTGTTTTCGATGTCCGGCATCTGAAAGCTCACATCGCCCAGGTCCAGGGCTATGCACTTCGCCCACTCTCCTGTGATGCAACAGTGCCCGAAAACCACTTTGGGTGGGCGCAGGTCATCACGAAACGGGACTAAGTTCTCCGTGTCATTCTTTGCTTGCTCGATCACTTTTGGTTGCCTCCAATTGTGTTTTGTCTTTGACAAATGTGTCTAAGTTTCTACATAACTCAACGAAAAAGTCGCAAGGCTGGTGTCTCCCGCAGGTGCAGCGGTCGTTGTCTGGAGCTGAAGTACCACAAAATCAGTATAGCCAGAAGTTGTGATACTTGACGTTAAGCTACCACCAAATGTTACGTTTGCTGTGCCGGGGTCGCTTGTGCCAATGGTCGAGGTCGCAATGCTGCTGGTTGCATTCGTGGGCTGAGCATATACGGTCTGGTTGCCCGTGAACTTTACGACCAGTCCTGTGTTCGGGCTGAAGTCTGTGGACATCCAAAATCTTTTGTCATACACCGCGTTGAACACCCCCGTAAAGTGGCCCTGGAGCCAAACTTCAAAGGAGTTTACGCCAGCAGCTACGGGATACGTTGAGTAGTCGCTGGTTCCAATTGAGTCGATGCCTTTGAAATTGGCTAAATTTCCGCTACTTCCTAAGTCTTGTCTTGTTCCTGCGGGAGCGCCCACAGTCTGACTCCACGAAAAATTCGCTGGGATAGCTTTAACCCTCCTTTCTGATGCGTAAAGCATATTGCTTTAGCAGTTCACACAGGTCTGGGTCTTCATTTACCAGACCGATTACTAAATTACACCGCTGGCAAAGCAACTGTCTAATTTTGCCAGTTTTATGGTTGTGGTCCACGGCAAGCAACTTGATTTTTCCTTTTAGTTTCGCCGTTTCGGGTTGTCCACAGCAGGCACAAACACCACCCTGTTCTGCAAATATAGTGTCATACTGTTCGGGGTCATCATAATACCTGAGAACGGCGTTATGCCTCTGCCTCTTTACATCACACGTATTACAATGGTATCGCAGCCCATCCCCAGAATGATGATCTTTTCCAAATTCCGTTATGTCCTGTGGTAATCCGCACTTACAACAAACTTTCTTACCTAGTTGTGTAGTCTTATAGCGTGGATAGTCTCCACCAGGCTTCATTGATACGCCAGAGGCAATAAGAAACCGCCGAATAGTCTCCTGACACACTGAGTACGCCTTTGCTATATTCTTACAGCTAGTTCCTGAATTATAAGAATCCAGTATCGTCTGTTTGTTCGTATCCAGGATTCCAGCTATGTGAGAGAACTGATTAGCCATGTCCCTAAGTCCCCGTGAACGTGGCAAGAACATCGAACTGGCGCGGATTGCCAGCCGGGGTCGCCCCTACGGGTACAGTTACCTTGCCCCAGAATACATAGATCGCCCCCACCGCCATTGTGCCGACGTTAATGGGTGCGTTGGAGAAAGTCCCCGGATTCCCACCTATATCTACGGCAAGTTGTGCAAAGTCAAGACCGTCATTCGAGGCCACCCGTGCAATCGAAAGCTGGACCGACGTGGCATCCTGGTCCCCTACATTCTTTGCTTGGAACTTCAGTTGTTGGCTCGAACCGCCATCGACCGCTCCAAAGTTTGCAGAGGTAATTGGACTGCCAGTATCGTTTTCGATCTCTATAGTTGCTGCCATAACACTCCTATTATACCATAAGCCCTGCGTTTTGTCTATAGTTAGCGAGGATGGTCAAAACCGTATTGGACCCAGCGCAGAGTCTCCTCTACGATGCCACTCACAGGTATCCGAGTGATGCACTCAAAAGGTTGGTGGTGGAACCATTGTCTGCCGTCGCAAGGGAAATTATACCAGCAGGGCGCACAATCTATGAGCCGATGGCAGTCCACGGCGCTCCCCAGGTACTGTAGGGTTCTCGTTCTATAGTCGGTTGGGCCGAATATCCCAACGACTGGCGTACCTACCGCGCCCGCCATGTGAAGTACACCAGAATCTGCCGATATTGTGCAAGACATCTGCTCGATCAAAGGCATCAAATCTCGAATCCGTTTTCCGATAAGATAGTCATATCCAGGAATAGAGCACGTCGGGTCTATCGTTACTGGATGAAGTCCGGCGGCGGTTAAGGCTTTGCAGATGTCTGTGAGTTTCCCTATGCCCATCGCTCTTTTCTTCTCACAAGCGGAGAGTCCAAGACCAACGACCGTCTTACCGGCCCAGTGCTCGTCGGCGTACGCCTTAGCGACGTTACGTTCCTCATCAGTTATCTTGTAGATCGGGGCGTAGCTGGAGGGGTTCGTTATGCCACATGCCTCGCACCATACTTGATAGCGGGGCTTTTGAATGCCTCCAGGAGTCTTGAGGGCGGGCCATTCATACAAAACACACGCACAGTTCAAATCAAAAACATGATCTGCCATCTTATAGAATAGTTCATTTTCAATTTCTGGCGTTCCCGGCCCAAACCATCGGCCCCATGTCGCCTTTGTCTGCCTCGTTGTCATAGAATAAGGTTCCTCTACTATGATCTCTGACCAGTAAGGATTATGCTCCGCCACATCAAGTAGGCTGCCTCCGAGGTAGATATTGGAAGTACAGAGCTTGATGTCGTGTTTCGGATAAAGCCCGTGGAGTCCACGGGCTACTGTAGACAAACTCAAAACGTCACCAATTCCACCTAATTGTCTGATTACTAACACATAATGACGGCTCATTGTTTAATACCCCCTTGGCGCAAGTAATATATCGCGGACTCTAGTAACTCAATGCTATCCCCAACTTGGCCTAATGTTAAATTGCATCTGGAGCAGAGTAGCCCACGAACTTTGCCGGTTTCATGATCATGGTCTATTGCTAGTTGCACCGGAGTGCCTTTGAGCATTTTTGTTTCGGGTTGATGACAAATAGCACAGAATCCGTGCTGTTTTGTATATAGGCGTTTGTAATCGGCGGTGTTGATCTTATACTTATGTTGGCGTAGTATATTCTGGTCATACTTAGCGCGGCATTCTCTACAAAAGACATCTAGCCCATCGGTGGTGCGCCTAACGGCAACCCGAAATAGGCTGATTGGTTTTCTTTCTCGGCACAGCCTGCATACTTTTTTTCCATCACGCAGAACGTCTTTACTGGGTCTACCCCCCGAAGGAAATATCGGAAGCTGTAGCACCCGCCGAATTGCTCGATCAATTGCTTTCTCGCTACTCAGTCCCAATTCGCCTGCGATTATATCCATTCCTACACAATCAACTGTATATCTTTTTTGGATATGCTGCAGCTCCGCCTCCGTAAACTTTAGGTAGGTCCAATCTCGCCCCCACCTAGTTTCTGTGATACCATTTGCTAGGAGTATAGGACGTATTACACACCTTGAGCAGCCATATAGAAACGCTATAGACCTAATACTTTCTTTTTTACTGGTATAACGACACATAATGTCGTTTATCTGCTCTTCTGTAAACTTAATCTTTGCTGGCATCAAAACCGCCTCTTCAATCTTTCGAGCAACGCCCCCGGCTCATCTTGTAATTTATATCCGTGCTCACGCAGCTCAGTTAGCAGAGCTATCCAGATAGCATCGAGGTCTTCGTTGGCGACCTTGCTTAGCAGCCATACCATAGTTTCGATCTTGGCCGCGTCTGCTGGTGAGCGTAGGCGCTCAGTGATTGTTTCAGTCTGCTCGATCATTGTGACGCCCTTTTCGCCACTGAAATCAGCGGTTCCTTCTATCCAAGCGGCCTCGTTACTTTGTTTCTTTTTTCCAAACATACTTATACCTCCTGCATTGTTGAACAACATGCGATTACGAATGGCATGGGGTCCCTTTTGGATTTTGGTTTGTTCCTCGTTAGATAAACAATATCAAGCCTGTCGCCTGCCTCGCGTATT